AGATTCAGATGCAAACTATGCAGGTGCAGAATACGGTGTTGTTATTGACCGTGTATACGGTACATTCTAAACAAAACCTAATATACAATTTAATATTGATTCAAGCCCCGTCAGAAATGGCGGGGCCTCTGAATTTGTTTATACCTAATATCTTGGTATAATTTAACTAACACAAAGGAGCTATAACTTGGCAACAACAGTATATGATGTAGTAGAAATTGAATTGTCAGACGGGTCAAACTTGACTCTAAGACCTCTTCCAATTAAGCAATTAAAGAAGTTTATGGAAGTTATTCGTTCAATTGACGTTAAAGAAGATGCAACCGAAGATGACGCTATGGACGTATTTATTCAGGCAGCTATGATTTGTCTTGAAACATTCAAGCCAGAGCTTTCCAAAGATATAGATAAGTTTGAAAGCGTTGTTGAAGTTCCTACTATGATGAAGATTCTAGAAGTTTGCGGTGGTCTAAAGCTAACAGACCCAAACCTTCTGGGAGCGGCACTAGTTGGGACGAACTAGACCTACGCTCCTTGGAGTCCGAAGTATTTCTAACTGGTCATTGGAAAAACTTTGACGAATTAGAAAGTAATCTTTCTCTTGATGAATTGATGGCAATCATTGAGATTATCAGGAAAAAAGATAACGATGACAAAAGATTTTTAGCAGCAATAAATGGCGTAGATCTTGATGCTGAAGAAGAAGTCAGCGATGTATCAGATCTTATGAATTTAAAGGTTGCTAGAGACGAAGGTTTTGGAGTAAACGAAGGCTTAGGCTTTATGCAAATGGGGGTGGATGAATAGTGGCAAGAGTAGAACTTAATATAGTTGCACTCGGAGATTTTACTTCCGTCAATACGCAAATAAAAGCTCTACAAGCCCAAATTGATCTACTTAATAAAAGTGTTGCGGGAGTAGGATTAGGTAATAATCTTACCAAAGATCTTAACTCGGCAGCAGCAGCATTTAAAAACACAATGCTGTCAACTGGACAATTTACTCAAGCACAAGTCCAATTAAGAACAGAAACTCAGAAGTTTGGCCAGGCTTTAGAGTCTGGCAAACTATCTTTAGGTACATATTACAGCATAATTAAACAAAATTCTGGTTCAGCAATGAACAGTGTAAAAGCACTTGCTGTTGAACAAACTAAACTTCAAAATTCTGTAATAATGGCTGACCCTACCAAACAGGGATTTTATTCAGTATTTACACCAACAACAATTAATAAGGTTACTGATGCAACAAAGATTGCTGCAAATGAACAAAATATTTATAATATTGCTGTTGAAAAAGGAACGCAAAGTTTAATTAACTGGGGTAAAAATACACAGTGGGCTGGTCGTCAGTTAACAGTTGGTATGTCTGTACCTCTTATGCTTTTTGCAAGTCAAGCAACATCAGCGTTTAAAGATGTTAATACAGAACTTACAAGACTTCAAAGACTTTATGGTGAAGGTTTAACGCCTCCATCACAAGCAGAACTTAATCAAATTTCAGCACAGGTAACAGACCTTGGAAAAAATGTTGCAAGCAGCATGGGTATTGCCGTTAAAGATACTGTGCAAGTTGCAGCTAACTTTGCTGCTATGGGTCGTCAAGGACAAAATCTTTTAGATACAACATATCAAGCACAACGCCTTTCAAAACTTGGTGCTGTTGACGCAACTGCTGCAACAAACACAATTGTTGCACTTCAAAATGTTTATAAGGTAAGCACAAATCAGCTTGCAGATGCAGTTAACTTTTTGTCAGATATTCAGAAGCAAACAACAATGACACTTGGAGATATGACAGAAGCTATTCCACGTGTTGGACCTATTATGCAACAACTAGGTGGAACATATAAAGATACCGCCGTCATGCTTGTTGCTATGCGTGAAGCAGGTATTCCTGCAGCTCAGGCTGCTAACGCAGTTAAATCTGCAATTGCATCTTTGATTGCCCCAACAAAAAGTGCAGTAACTGCAGCACAACAATTTGGTATTAGTTTGGATTCTGTAAAAAATGCGGGATCTCCAGTACAAATGATTGAAAAGTTACAAGAAGGACTCAAAGGCCTAACCCCATTAGCAAAAGAACAAGTTATTGAAAAGATTTTTGGTAAGTTCCAATTTGCTCGTGTATCAGCACTTCTTGATAACTTTGGAAAAATTGGATCACAAACACAAAACGCTCTTAAAATTGCAGGAGCTTCTTCTGCAGAACTTGCTAACCTTGCTAATCAAGAAATGCAACAAGCAACATCATCTCCTACCGCAAAATATCAAAGAGCAATAGAAACATTTAAAGCTGACCTTATTCCAGTTGGTCAAAAGATTATAGAAATAACAACTACCCTTATGAACTTTGGTAATACTGTTGCTAAGATTTTTTCAGGTTTGCCAGGCCCAATTAAATCAATTCTTGGCATAGCTGCAATTGGAACGGTTTTGGCGGGACCTATAATTATGTTAACTGGTCTTATGGCTAACTTTATTGGTTATATTACCAAGGCTGTATTTAATCTTAAGCAACTTGCAACTGGTGGAACAACACTAAAACAACTTTTAACACCAGAAATTATTGCATCACAACAAGCAGCAGACCTATTCAGTAAGGGAATCTTAGGCGATGTTGATTCTGTTGACTTATTAAATCAAGCAATTAAGAATTTGACCATAAGTATGGAAGGTCTTGTTTCTACAATGAATGCTGGAACAGGAATATCTGCAATTGCATCAGAAATAGCAACGATAGCAGAACCTGGATTAGCTGGGGGCAGAGTTCCATTTATAGCACCAGGAATGGCAACAGGTGGCTGGGTACCAGGAAATCCAGCTGCAGGAGATGTCTACCCAGCAATGCTTACTGGACAAGAAGCCGTTATTCCAGCAGCAACAGCAAAGAAATATGAACCATTTATTAATGGAATGCTTAAAGGTAATTTGCCAGGTTATGAAAAGGGATATTCTGCAGGACATACATCAATGCCATTTACAGCAGGCAGCACTCAATATGAAGAGATGATGAGAAGATATCCAAGTTTGGTTGGTTTGCAAGAAACAAATCCAGGATCAGTAAGAGTTCTTTCTAATCTAGTAAACACTTCTATGATGCAAAAATTAAATGCACAATTAAGAAGTGGAACAGCTACGCCAGAACAATTTGCAGCTGGTTTTGGTAATACTGGAGGATTAGGATTTGCAAGGTCTGCTGGACTAGGTGGATTAGCTTCAAATCCAGAAAACATTCAAGCATTAAAAGATTTTGAAGCAGAGCTTAAAAAGAGAGTTCTTGCTTTAAATAAAACAACATTGTCAGATGAAGACCTTGCAAAAGAAACAAGAAAACTTATTGATGAGCAAATAAATGCAGCTGGAGCATCCAAAGAAGTTGCAACTGCTTTGCACAATGCTTCACAACAGGTAGGTCAGGTAAGAGTAAACCCAGGAGCAGAGTACATACGTTCTGGCATAGCAAGTGGTTCACTAACACAAAAGGGAACTCTTGCATATTTAAATGAATCACCAGTTGGACAAATAAGAAATAAAGGCGGAAAGATTACAGATTACGCTATTAATCAACCAGGCGGGTATCAAACATCTACTGCAAAAAATATTGCTTCTTCAATTGAAGAAAGAATAGCACAAGACATTAATGCTGAATCAAAATCACAATCTCCTTCAAAGGCTACAAGAAAAGCTGCTAAAAATATGGTTGACGGTGCTGTTCTTGGTCTTGAAGAAGGAAAAGCAAAAGTTCAAGAAACTTCTGCAACAATTGGTCAATCAGTTACTACAACAATAGAAGAAGAAACGTTGGGCAAGTCTGGTGCTCCAAATGGCGGTTTGTTTGGAAAGCTAAAGGGAATGGCCACAAACGAATCTGGCAAGATGAATATTCAATCAAAGATGGCTTTGTCTGGCGGTCTTATGATGGGCGGAAGTATGCTTGCTGGCATGCTTCCAAAAGGAAGTAACGTTGCAAATATTACTCAAAGCACATCTTCAATGGCTGGAATGGGTGCTATGTTTGGACCTTGGGGCATGGCTGCGGGAGCTGCTCTAGGTTTGGTCACTGGTGGCATAGGTGCTCTTATGAAAGCAGAAAAAGAGCATGCAGAAACAGTTAAAGCAACATTTACTGCAAGTACCCAATCAATACAATTATTTGGCGGTTCTGTTACAGACACAACCCCTAGAATACTTCATATGGCAGACGCTATATCTGGAGCTGGCATTACATCTAAAAAAATTGTAGGAGAAATTAATCAATTAACAGATGCAATTTCTAAATTAGATAAGGGTGATCCATTAAAGAAAACCGCAGATGCAATTAAAGGGTATGATACTGTAGGCGGAATAGTTGGAACATTAAAACAATTTGCAGCAGCACAAGTAGCAGCAGGCATGGATCCAGCGGGTGTTCAAAAGATGGTTGCAGCAATGTTGCAATATGCAGGAAAAACACAATATCTAAATGCAGCATTAAAAGAAATTATTCCAGCAACTAGAGATTTGGGTGCAGCTCAAGAAACTCTATTACAAAAAACTGTAAGCCTTGCTAATGCACAGTACTTAGAAATGCAAGCAAATCAAGGAGCTATATCAGCTTATAAAGATTTAAATAGTCAACAAAAAACCGTAGCTGATGCATTTGGAACTGTTGCAACTTCTTTAATGTCAGCAACCGCAAAAACTTCAGATATGAAATCAGCTATGGATGCATTAAATCAAAGCGGATTAGATGCCTATACTTCAGGTAAGATTCTTTCTAGCGAATTAACACAAATGGGAGAAGATAAAAATTTTGTTGCTAATTTTAACCGCATTAATGGTGTTGTAAAAGATACTGGAACAGCATTATTAATATCAACTGCACAAGCAATGGGTCTTAAGACTGGTTTAGATAATGTTGCTCTTACAAAATTAGCAGCAGATCCAAAAGCTTTAAAACAACTAGCAGACGATCTTAAAGCAGCAAATGATGCTGCAAATGCACTAGCTAAAAAAACAACTACTTCTACTACCACAACTTCTTCAACATCAACAACAGATCCAGTAACAGCATTAACTGCAAAATATAGCAAACTTGTAAACTTAGAGAATAAACGCATATCTGATCTTGAAAAAACAAATAAGTTAATGAATGATCAAAATCAAGCAGCAAAAGATGCTGTTGATCTTGCCTCACAACAAACAGATCTTCAAAACCAAATTCGTCAAGCAATGGCAAGTGGTGATTATCTAAAGGCTAATTTATTACGTCAAAACATGATGGCAAATCAAGACACATATAATCAAACAATTACTCAAAATGCTAATCAGCAAACAATAGATACGTTAAAACAACAACTTGCAGATTTTAATGATCAAATTGCAAATAAAATAGACCCAGGACTAAAAGCAGCAAAGGCTATGGTTGCTACTGCCAATACAACAAATTTAAAATCTTATCAAGTTGGTTCTGTAACAATGCCTTCAGCAATGACTTATGGATCAGCTGCACAAATGGGAACAGCAGCAAATAGCATGCCTCAAATAAATGTTGTTGTTAATGCAAATGGTTTAACTGCAGATCAAGCAAAGGCTGTAGCAACTGGTGCAGTAAGCGATGCTTTAACAAAGGCGGGAATTACAGCAGGAGCATCTGCTAGATTGAAAGCGGTAGGAACACCATAATGCAAATACAATCAGGTATACAGGTATCATTAGACGGAACAACATGGTATAAGTTAACAGACCACAATCGTGATCCATTTAAAGTTTCATATGAAGTTATTGATAAAACTAGTCGTATGGCAGATGGAACAATGCGTCGTTATGTTGTAGCAAGAAAACATAAGATAACATCATCGTGGAAGCTTACAACATCATGGACTCCCGATGCCGTAGATTACAATGCTGCAGATACAACAACTGGAAAAGCGGGAGCTTGGATAAAAGCTTTCTATGAGGCAAATGTGTTTAACCCTGTTTATGTAAAAATTATAAATGCAGGAGAAACAGTTCCATCATCTGGCTCTTATCCTGATGAATCAACATATTATTCTTCTAAAGATGCTGCTACAGATACAGATAATAAAACTTATCTAACTTACATTACCGCCTTTGATTACGAGATTGTAAAAAGAGCTGTTGGTGGCATTCAAGCAACTGGGCGGGATCTAGTAAATATTACAATAGAATTTACGGAGGTATAATGAAAGGTTCCTCCGCAATCAAACAGTACTTCTCATCTGGCACACAACACTATGTAGTCCCCTCAGTTTCAGCAGAATGGAACTATAACCTATTCTATGCTCCATACGCTACATTTTCAGGAGACGGAACACCAATATCAACTGGATGGAATACACCATCAAATTGGTCAGCAACAAACTGCGTTATAACTTATGATACAACAGTCGGAAGAGTTGCAACTGCATATCCAAATACATCAGCTTTAAGATTTGCAACAACTGGTCAAAATGGGTCGGGATCCATAGTGATAGCCCCTACTGGCTCATATACTACTAATACTTATAAAGTAACATTCTACGCCAAAGTAGTAGAGAATATACAGGTAAGCCTAACAGCATTAAACTATGTAGATAGCCATAGATCTTCATCATCATCTCAAGTTATTGATAGTACAGTATGGACAAAGTTTGAAACCTATATCAGCTCTTTGCCTACAGAAAGCTCATACCCATCATTTACTATGACCCTGGACTTTACATCAATTGATACAACAATTGCTATGCAGACTCAAACACCTTTGAGTTCTTATAATGTTCTTATTGATCAGCTTGAAGTTTTTCAGACTACCGAGCAAGATTATCAATATGGTAATCTTTGGCCAACATCATCTCCGTTTGGATTCTTTAGACCAGGCGAGAGTTATATACCATCAGGAAATTCATTAACTCCGCTTGCATCAAATTTTAGACAAATTAAAACTGCATTCCAACAATCATCTTTTAATAATCAAGTTATGCCTGCAAGCCCAGTAACATATCACCCTACAGTGCTGGGTTCTGCAAATTCTAATCCATTATTTAAAAATGGAATACTTTCAGATTACAGCACATATAAATATTTTGTATCAGATGGCGTTACAAACTCTTTAGGTGCACTTTATGATACTTTGTTGGCAACAAACAAAATTGTTATTAAATTAAATATTAATTATGCAACACCAACCAGCCTAACAGTTAATTTGTATAATACTGTAACTAACTATACATATACAAAAGCTTTAACAAATTCAGATATATCGTCTGCTGGTGTAATAATACTTTATCATCAAGCTGATGGATCATGGTCAACATCACCATGGACAACAATGCCAATATTTAACACATCTGGTCAAATAACAAATTATCAACAAATTAATAAAATTGTTGTTACTCAAAACTCTGCAACAATTAATTCTGCATATTCAAGCCCATCTTCAAGCATATCGGGTGATAGCGGAAGATACGCTACATATCAAAAAGATATGACAAGACTTCATGTTATTGAAATTTCTCCAAGGATAGAGATAGACCTAACTAACTATTTAGTTGATGTAAATACAAAAGAAGAATTAGATAACAAGCAGAACCCATTGCCAATATCTGCGATATCTGCTAATTCTGCAACAGTTAATTTTTCAAATATTCCGCTTACAGTTAGTGGAAACGTCCTAAGTATATTTTCAAATAACTCAAGTGCATCACCGCTAAATGGTTTATTTAAAAAGAATGTAAAAATTTACATTAACTATATAGTTAAAGATACTGTGGCGGGAGCTTCAAGTGCGGACAAAGTTATTGCTGGAGGAGTTTATTATGCTGAAGAATGGAGCGGTAAGGACCTTAGTCATACACAAGTTATTGCTTATGATATAAGTAAGTATCTTCAGTTATTGTCCCCAACAGACTATGTATCTCAATCTCAAGATGTATTTACTGTAATAAGTAACATATTAGATTTTTCAGGTTTTACAGATTATGATTATGATAGTCTAAAAAAGGTAACGACATCTAGAGTTGTTCTTGTAGATGGAACTATATTAAACAATCCATCTCCAATTAAATCTTCGTATTTCTATTGTGATAGCTTACAACAAAAAGTGTTTGACGTGCTCAGAGAGCTATTTGAAGTTTATCAAATAGGTGCATATATAAATGCATACGGAGTTATGAAATTCTTGGATCTAGAAAATATATTGGGCAATACAACACCTAATTTGCTAGTACATGATAGTTCAACTCCAGTTGCTATTTCTACCCCAGCCTATACTGATAGCTTGACTGTTACAAGTAACATTACAGAAAACACATATACTGAAAATGTTAAAACAAAAATTGGTAAAGCTACAATGAAATTTAAAATTCCTCAAATTAACAAAACATTTGACATTGAAGGACTATCAAATACTCAAGCTTTAGAGACAAAAGTTATTGATAAAAATGATATTTTGTGGCAGTTGGAAAAAGAATCTGCAGCAACATTTAACTATTTAAGTCAATCAATTAATAATTATTCTCAAAATTATTTTTATCTTGATCCAAATGATTTAACAAATACTTTTAGATCTTTTAGCATTGATCAAGAAGGTTATGCAATTATAGAAGGTGAAATTGTAAGTTTTAAAGATAAAGAATTTAAATTTACTACAACATCACCTACCGATAGCTCTGCTGGTCCATCAAATTATATTGCTGATTATAGAGTAGTTGTTTCAAATGCAGCAGACTTGCAAGCAGCGGTATCAGATTTTTCTGCACGATCTGGATATGGCGGATCCGTAAGTTATACACCTACAGGAAAAATATGCAATGTAGAAAGAGGTCTTTTTAATACTCCAGTAAGAACTCACACAATGCTTGATAATTCAAATATTTTTAATCGCACAACAGTATATTCTGGCAATACACCAACAGTTTCAAATAATCAAATTATTATGAGTGCAAATACTCAAGGTGTAAAAAGCATATTAGTTCCAAATGATGATGTAAGTCAGCAATCAAATCCTTATTATACATTTTCAACAAAGATGAGTATAGGAGCTAATTCTGGTGCACCATTTCAAGTTGGTATGGGTGGCGGTATTGTATTTGGTTTAGGAAATAATCCAGTTTATGTTGAGATAAGACAGGAAGCGGGAACTGGAGGATCATATGTTGGTTCAACGTTTGTTCCTGATACAGCTTATCATTTATATGTATATCAAGGGGACACTCCAACAAATTCAACCACATTGTTAGGGACTACAGCAAACCCATTAGTATATGTTCCTATAAACCAAACTATATTAGATGAATCAAGTATTTATCCAAAAGGTTCTCCGTTTGAAGACTTTGGTAAAAGAGTTAATCTTAAATTTGTTAAATTAAAAAATCCATCAAGTTGGATTGATTTAACAACGGGTAAAACTGTTCAAGGACCTTATTTTGAAATTTATATTAATAACAAAAAAATTAATCTTGCTACAAAGCCAGTTAATTTAGATACAAGTGGTCAATATGGAATATTTACTCAAACAACAAATGCTCAAGCAGGAACTTCAGGAAGCATTGGCTTTACAGAAATATACGCCACCCAAACCCCATTAGATGATGCCAAAACACATTATCACTGGCAGTTAAACAGTTTTGCTAATACCCTTGCAAGTAAGAGTAAAATATTTGAAGTTAACTATATGTTGCAGGTAAGACCAGAAGTTATTGGAATAAGTTTTTATGATGTTCAATATCAAACTGCTCCAGCAATTAATGCTTACTCAGTGCCATCTCCGTACGACTGGTTCTACTTTACAGAAGATCCAACAAGCCCAGTAGATGCTACGACGGGTCATCATAAAGGATATATACTAAACAGTATGTCTGTTAGAGAAGACGCATTAACTTATTCTAATATATATAATTCAGGATTCAGGGGCAGGTTTGCAATAATAAATGGATCACCATCAATGATATGGCTTAAGAAAACTCCAGATTCTAAAAATCCAGTAGACGTTACCTACCTAGTGAATACAAATGATCTTGTATCTTTAAGTAGTGAAATATCTATTGAAAAAGTGTTTGATCCAGCAAACATATCAGAAAGCATAGAAATTAACTCAAACTGGGTTCAGTCAAAAAGTGCAGCTTTAGGCATATTGAAAAATATATTTAGGGCGGTAGACGGATTTAGCCGTGACACACAAATTTCAATATATGGAAATCCATTATTTGAAGTTGGAGATGTAGTACAAGTTAATTATAGTTTAAAGAATATTTCTAATAAAAAGTATTTTGTTCAAGGTGTTGAGCAGATCTATAGCACAGGTCTTGAAACTGTTCTTACTTTGAATGAATTACCAAACAGCTAAAACTGGTATAATGGGTAAAGGAGAAAAATGACTCAGATATCAAGAAGTACTAGACAAGCAACCCCCGTACCAGGTGGGGTGCAAAAAAGACGTACTCTTGTAATCTCAGATAGGGATCCACGC